AAAAGAGCGATACGATTTTCTAGGGCCATCTTTTCCATGTCTCTTCTCCTTTGAATAAATTTTAATGGCAGGAGCACAGGGAGTCGAACCCCGATCAGGAGTTTTGGAGACTCTTATTCTACCATTGAACTATGCTCCTATAAACTGAGGATTGGGTTTTACTACGCAAGATCCTCTCAAACCGTAGTTACCGTTTAACTTCTTATGTACACTTGGAAGTTATGGCATGTAGTTTCCACTTTGCCAATTCGTCAATTGGCTCTTTAACGGGTGCGTGATTACTACCAAAGACCACCGTACTGGCTGGGATGGCATGATTCGAACATGCGAATGGCGGAGTCAAAGTCCGCTGCCTTACCGCTTGGCTACACCCCAATAAAACGGACTACTAAAAATCTCAGCGCTAAGATAAATAATAGCGATAGTCTCTAACCGTATCATAACTATCCAAAGTCTATGGTTATATATCGCCTTCACTATGCTTTTAGCAGAGCATAAGACAGATGCTCTTCTGGCGGAGGAGGTGGGGTTCGAACCCACGCGCCACCTTGCGATGACCTACAGGTTTAGCAAACCCGCCCCTTCACCTACTTGGGTACTCCTCCGTATTGGTGGGACATCAAAGATTCGAACTTTGGACCGCCCGGTTATGAGCCGGATGCTCTGACCAGCTGAGCTAATGTCCCATATGAAGCGGAATAAACCATTGCCTTCCTTGTTAACCCATTGGTCGCAGTGTGTCATGACTGCTCGCTCCACTACCAATGGCTATCCGCTGAGCAACGACGACAGAAGTGACGTATATTCCGCTGGCACCCCTGAAGAGATTCGAACTCCTGACCGTCGCCTTAGAAGGGCGTTGCTCTTCCACTGAGCTACAGGGGCATAATTGGAGCGATAGACGAGACTCGAACTCGCAACATCCTGCTTGGAGGGCAGGTACTCTACCAATTGAGTTACTACCGCAGATCTCCCACAAAGAGCATGTTGTAGGACATGTGATGTAAGACCAATACAGAAATATGAATGGTTATCAAATAGTGGTATGGCACTATTCCTTGCCTTGTCATCGGCTTATTCTTAAACCTCTCCATACTGAGGGACTGGTGCGAATGGTGAGACTCGAACTCACACGCTATTTCTAGCAACAGATTTTGAGTCTGCCTCGTCTGCCTATTCCGTCACATTCGCATATTGGCGGGGAGCCAGGGACTCGAACCCTGAATGGCTTTCGCCAACGGCAGATTTCAAGTCTGCTGCCTTACCAATTAGGCTAACTCCCCATTGTTTTTGTTTTTTGAGTATGTATTTAAGTTTTTTAAGAATTCTTTTCTTTTAGTTCGTGAAGAATTTTTATTTTTTGATTTATATGTATCTAATTGACTATCGCAGTTTGGGCATATTAAACGCAAATTGTCTCTTGATGATTCAGATGCGTCTCCATTAATATGATCAAGAACAAAATTCAGTTGCATTCCATTCCATTCATTTTTAATGCCACATATTGCACAACATTTGTTTTGTTGTTCTAATATATAATCCCTAATAACACCACGAATTGTTGTGTCTACCGACGTTCCCGTGTCTCCGCTTTCTAGCCATTTTTCAATTTTTTCTTTTCTTCTTTGTTCATTGTAATGAATTTGACAATATTGTGATAAATGACCTCTTGATAATCTCTTACCACATACTATACAAAAATCGTCAGAGTATCCTGAATGTGCCATTTTAATACGTGATCCTTATTATATTTATAATGGTGGAAAATGTAGGAATCGAACCTCTCTTCCAGCTCCCAGGGCCGGAGTGCAAACCATTACACTTCATTCTCCATAATCTAGTCACCGTTTAAAGACTGGATTCGAACCAGCGTCTTCAGCTTTTCACGGCTGATGCTCTAACCTCTAAGCTACATCTTCAATTATGACGAAGACAATTTAGTTGCTGTTGGTGACTATTTGGTGCGGGATATCGGACTCGAACCGATACGGTATTGCTACCAGGGGATTTTTGGTGCTCAAGGTGAGTGATGACCTCACTTCGCTCTGGCTCTCGAACAAGTCCCCGGTGTCTGCCATTCCACCAATCCCGCATTGTTGCCGTCTATTCCGGCTGTCACTTGCTATCCTCTTATGCATACTGCTTGAATTATCGCAAGTTAACCCACTCTACTCCGTGTATGCTTGGACCATAGAATTAACTGTATCCGCATCTTCTATGACAGGCTCTTTTGGCATTCTGAAATCAGTATCCGTAGACTTAATCTCATTAGCAGATACATGCCTCGTGTGGTGTGCCTGGGGAGGCTCGAACTCCCGACCCCATGATTAAAAGTCATGTGCTCTTCCATCTGAGCTACAGGCACATATTATAGCCGTCGAGTAGCTAATTCAACAGCCATAACACTTAGTACTAAACTTGCGGCTGTATACGCCGCTTGTCACCAGCGGTGGGACTCGAACCCACTCAAAGCCGTAACTGGCATATTAGATTGAGCTGTAGGACTTTCACCCACAGGAGCAAGGGTTGGATTCGTGTGTGCACCCACTTCCAACGGTCAATTCATTATTAATTAATCATTAATATCCTCATATGCTGACCAGGCTGTTCATTAATGTTTACCTTGCTTTTTCATATCTCGTACTTTTAAGAGATTTTCTTTGTGGTCACCCTCATCCGATTCGAACGGCTCCGACGACTCCAAATGTCGCCTATGCTACCTGCTTACAACATCGTTGGGCTAATCTCTGCCACTCTCAAGATGTCTTTGTACATAAGACGCATTACGGCGATACCTACTTGAGTTTGTACGTTGTGGCATACTCGATATGGATCTGTACTCACTACTCAATCATTCTGTTGTGTGATTATTATATCACATTGTTAAACTCTTGTCAATATGGATTGTATTTTATTTACAATTCATTAACAAATGTCTTTAATGGCATCCTCGATAGGCTGATACCGCTCTACATTCAGAGCCTCAAGCAAACACTCGTAAGGATCAGTCTTTCCAGACATAACCATCTTAGCAATGTTGACGGAGAAGCCACTGACAAGAGCTACGCCAAGATCATTTTCCTTAACAGGAATGGTGCCAGTTCTAGAATTTACGTTCCAGAACACGAGACGCGGGATCTTATATCCAGCAGCTCTATACTTCTTCTCAATTGTTTCAAAAAGAGTTGCGGTGGGACGCTCATATGAAGCATACCAACCACTGCGTCTAACCGTATTGGTAGTTGCACAGCCATCAAATTCCATATCTGAGATGATCAGAATATTTACGGGAATATCTTCCTGATGCATATGGTTATTGATAGCCGTAGACAGGATCAGATCGAACACCGCTTCAATGTTGGTATTAGCTACCTCGTTATGCTGACGTGCAATATTAAGCTTCTCACGAAGGTTCTTTGCCTTGCTAAAGTCAACCAGCTGAGGCCTTTCACTGAACGTAATATACTTATTCTTAAACTCACCGGAAGAATGCTCTGCAAAGTAAATTGCAAGAGAATTAGCAACTTCAAGAGCAGATACATCAGTATTGCCTACTCGAACCTGCATACTGCCAGATCCATCAGCCACAACGATTGTATTACCGCAACCCTTTACAGTATCCGGCAGTGCTTTCCACATGCCTTCAAGAGCCGCATCTACACCATAAGAACGACCATATTTGTGAACAATGTCATGAGGGAACAGAACTCCGGCGTTAATCTTAGCTTCGCCCTTTTCAAGCTTGCCAAGATATTCTCTGCGACGCTCTTCATCATTACGAAGGAAAGCGTTATTGTAAATCAGGTTAGCTCTACTGGGAACTGCCTCGTAATCGATTTCACTCCACTGCTTAGCAGACATCTTGCACTCGACGACGTCAATGTACTTGCGCAACTTAGATAGCATCTTACGATAATACTTGGATGTCATGTCAAGCTTGTTTCTGATGAGTGTTGCTCGTGCCTTCGTCTCGGCAGAAGATGCATTTTCACTAGGCATCCACTTTCCAAGAAGAGAAACCGACTTGTTCAACTTCATATTATTAAGATCAATAAGAAGCTGTTTCTGAACCATATCAACAATATCGGTCTGCATGTCTGTATCAAGCATGCACCACAGATCGTCCCAGCGACCATATTCGGGCACAAACTTAATCAGTTCTTTGACGATCTCAGGCTGCTGTACCGCAAACTCTTCCATAACAACTCGGAACAGTCTACGTTCACCAAGGCCCTCTCTTGCGTCTCTTGCATAGAACAGCCACTTAGTGGCAGTGAGCTTATCTTCGAAATAAGCATGAATGAACTTATCGATGATATCTGCTTCCGATGCGTTTCTCAGTGAAGCCACGCTAAAGTTGAGATCCAGCAGACCCTTACCTGTGGTACGATAACCCACAGCACCGTTCTCGGTGATCCGCTTCTCGTTGTTGAGTTCATTTTTGATTGAATCCATAAATGCCATTTTGATTTCCTCCAAAATATTATTTATAATCAATCCAAGACACGTAGGTTTATAGATTAAAAGTCTATTCCTTGAAATTGCTGTGCGTGTCTTAAGATATAATTAACGTTCGAGAGACCGTTTTCTCTAGGGCAGAGTGATTTTATGGAGCCAAATAAAGTTTGCTGTTGGTCTCTCTTTTGAACAAGACGCATAAACTTGTGGGATTTGAACCCACTAAAATTCATTCACAAAATAAATTTATTATCCTTAGTAAATTTGCTGTGTGCGTCTTTTAAAATTCAAGGCACCTTTACATCTAATTTCAATAGCAAGAATTATGTATCTAAGTTTGCTGTTAGTGCCTTATGATGGCAGGGAGAGATGGATTCGAACCACCGATACATAGAATTGGTTGTCTATGATTGCTGAATACTCTTTAGCAAGACTATTTATTGACGTCTATTGTCTTACCACTTGACTATCTCCCTGTATTGTTGCACGGAGCTGGACTTGAACCAGCGACACCAGGCTCCTCAAGCATTTGTAAAGTTGCTGTTAGGGCTTATGGCTAAACCCTGTTATTACTGTGCTCTACCGACTGAGCTATCCGTGCATATTAGTTGGGACGAGCAAGATTCGAACTTGCGACCTACGGCTTATAAGGCTTATCATTAAAATTGCTGCATACGATTTTGTCAAACCGCATTGGTTGATGTTTACGTTGCTCTGTCCGCTGAGCTACCGTCCCGTATCACGATGAATCATTCTGTCGTGTTCATCGTGTATATATTATATCATAAGCGATTGTGTCTGTCAAGTGGGTTCTGCAATCGTTTACAATTCGTTTACAATTGGATCAATTCATCTAGAAGATCTCCAACCGTGTATATATTATAGCATAATCATTTTGTCTTGTCTATTGACGAAATAACCAAACTTTAATTGAATTTATTGTACACTTTTTATTTAATGTGCATTAAGATCGGCTTCGTGCAGCAAATCAATCTTGTATTTCAGACACTCTGGAAGATTCTTATAATACTTGCTATTGAAGAATGGTTCCATATGCGTAGAAATGAGCCACGCAGAATAGACCGTAATATTATTGCAACCATAAGACATCCACGCTCCGACGGCCTGATGCTGATAATAATGCGCATGCTCACAAGAATTTCCATTAGAGTCGATAAAAGCCTTTGTGTATGGTTTGCCTATATCGTGTATTCTTGCGGCTCTAATCAGATCTATATCATTACATCTTTTTTCTAAATACGCTCCAGCCATAAAACAATGATCCCCAATGTCTTTAGTATGATGCGGGTTGTCGTGCGGAATATTCATTGCTTCATAGCAATCCACCTCATACTTCACGGCATTGTGGCCGTCCGGTGTAATAATTTTAATTTCATCAATACCCTCGTCATAATAAGGAGCCTGAAATCTTTTTAGCATCTTGTCGATCACTGCTTTGCCAACGGTACGATCTCTTGCAGAATCACGTTTAATGCACTCCTCTATGGGTGCCCAGATAACATGTGCCTCAATCTTAGCAAACTTGGGGCAGATCCCAATAATGCTTGCTCTATCACGACGGGTTACATTCGTTGCATCATATATAACATCATGGCCTTCTTTGAGCGCCTCTACTGCTCTTTTCTGCATAAGAGAGAATACCTCTGCCGGATCTCCTTGAATGGACTCGTTCCCATACAGCTCCTCGCGGATCTTATCGGAAGAGAGATGTACCGACGTCTTTGTACCTTCGCTGATATAATTTTTTGCATAAGTAGACTTCCCAACGCCGGGAACGCCAACGAGCAAAATCAAAGTTGGCCTACACATATTTATCCTCCTTATTTCAATACACACTCAACTTCAACTACAGTTTCAATGCTCTCTGGTTCTCGTTGAGTTCCTACTTCAATTTTTCCTATCTTAAATGTTGCCCAAGGATAATAAGAATCTTTATAAGGCTTATATCCGTACTTTTCCAGATAATCTTCAATCGCACACAATAAGTCTGCTCTTCCAAGTTTAACGATATGATCCATTGTCAAGCTCCTTTGCAATACCAATTTTAATCATACGATAAGATACATCGTCTAGAAAATCTAAGGTAGACATGTTTGTTTCATAACAACATTTGTGCATGTAGTTATCATACATTTTCTGAATAACATCCATTGCTTCTTGACCAAGCGTTCTTGCATCATCAAGATGATATAGCCCTTTCTTGACTTCAATTAGCCACTCAGGCTCCTTGGATACCAAGCAATCAGCAAAGGACTCACCACTAATCCAGCGAGACATAAACTCTCTAATACGAAAGAGATGGTGCAACTGTTTTGGGTCGTAAAGATACTTATCCAACCATTCAACTCTGGACGGATACCTATGTTCCATAGCATGATACTTCTCTCCTGCAATGCCCTTCATGGATTTAGCAAGACCTCCATTGTTGATATTGGCAATATCATCTTTTTTAGCCGCTACCTCATCCCACAACTCCGTATACAGAGGATTAATAACGCAATATTTAGAATACAAGATCTCAAGGAAGTTAAGATTCTGCTTCTTAAATGTTTCAAACATAATTCTTACATCCTTAAAATCAATGTGCTCCTCATTCTTTCTGATATGTGTCATGCTCATCTGCTGATTATTACATAGCTGTTTAATATTAGGAAGCACAATACACTTGGTATCTACGTCGGAGTCGGGGTAATCTAGGCCGTAGTTGCCGCTTCCTTGGTAAAACACACCAACCACTTTATTTTCAGGAAAGTGTTCGAGAGCTTCATTATAGTGCTCCCGAACTCTATCCATAATCCATTCATCGCTATGAAAATTCATTTCAATCCTCTTAATTTCCAATCTCAATCAAATACTTAATTGTCATCTGATCTTCTTTATAAACAACAATTTCATCATTTCTTAGCATGCCTTTGTCAGCATGTGCATGTAAACAGTTTGCACCGGGCTTAAATTGCTGTAGCTTATTATAATCAAGGTTGTAATACTTGCTATCAAAGTTATACACATCATATGGTACGCCATATGCTACATCAAATAATGCCATATAAGCAGTGTTATTGCCTCCATGTGCCCAATAGGAACCAGACAATGAAGTATATCCAATGCTCTTGGCACATTTAGGAGCGTAATAGCATCCATAACCAAACATTTTTCCTGTGATTACAGCATTTGTAGGTCTAAGAACCAGACCGGTCTTGATGATGGACCAGAAATTTTCGCTACGACTTCCGTGGAACAAAAGCTTTGTATCCTTAATATCATTCTCCCGAACAAATTTGTCAAAACGTTCCTGCGTCTTAAGATTAGTAACTCTCCAAGCCTTTCTAAACTTATCCACAGATTCATTCATGAGAGTTTTGATCAAAGCAATATCATCTCTGGTGGCCTCTTCCATAACAAGGCCAAGCTCTTCAAGAATAGTCTGCTGTTTCTTTTCAACCGTCACAGTAGGTTCAATCTCTGGCTTCACATAAATCTGCCCACGCATTACGTCAAGAAGATCCTGCTCTTTTGTGATAATCTTAGAAAAATCTTCTGCCTTATCAGCCAGATAATTGCGTACATCTCCCATTTTACGAGGAATGACTGTAAACAGCTTAAGCAGATTAGCATTAAAATCATCAACTGTCGTGCTATTATTAGCAAGATCATCAATAATCTTCTGTGCAGCATCTACCATGTCCTGAGTAACCGAAGATGCTTTAACAGTATAGTTCTTGTTAATGGTCTCACGAGCAAGGCTCTGAAGCTTTTCAACAATAGCTTTTATGGCGGCATTCTCAATTTCTCTATATGGACTTTCAGGACTGGCAGAGGAAATTTCCTCCACCAAATCCTTCTTAAGGTCTGTTACATCCTGATACCCCTTTTTGAGTTTAGACTTGATTTGCGATTCCCACTTCGACATTGGATAATATGCGGTTGTTTTGGTTGCATCGACTCTGCCGTATTCAACCCGAAACTGGTCTCCATCTGGAAAAAGATTATAGTACTTATTGTTATTTGCCGTCGTAACCATAATCAAATAAGTCGGCCTTACTTCCATAATACCTCCAATTAAAGCTCACAAATCAAAATCTCAACGTCCGTATCTTCAAATACTTCGCAGATAATTTCATAAACCTCGTCCCACTCACAACGATCAAGTCCGCAACCTATTTTGGGCATTGCTAACTTGGTGGTTGCATTCATTTCCATAATATCCTTCATGGTTTCAAGCGCCGCTTCAATTGCCTCATATCTAGGCTTATGATAGCATTTAGGCTTAGTTACAAGGTTAAATACATTATCAATTAGAAGTGCATCTCCACCTTCATACACATAATCATCATATTCTCTGAAGAGCTTAAATCTCATGTTATAAACCTGATCAAAAGTCTTTGCAATTCCGGCACCAAGTGCAAAGTCGGCGCTGATACAATGTGCCAGATAATATCCTTGCGGTACAGTAAATAGATCTCTCTTCTCAACGGTAATCTTCATATGTTTATTCTCCTTTAATCATTCTGTATCGTTGTTAGCTTCCTGTACCTCTTCCATATCAGGTACTTCCGCCTCAACCTTGACAATGCCTTCAAGCGCCTTAAAGAACCAGTTCTTATGTTTATAAGCACAGAACTTAGGACGATTCAAGATGCGCACTACGACGCCTTCGCGCACGTGAGTCTTGCCTACGGGGTCGGGACCATCATAATACTGCTCTGCCTTATTCTTTACCCAATCACCAGCCGTGTCTGCATACACCCAATCTTCGAACTCATTGTTATCTTTTGCAACAAAGTCTTCGGTTTGTAAATCGACAGGAATAACGCCATTCCACATTACTGGCACAGTCTTTACACCCATCTGCTCACAACGGTAACGCATAAAATCAGGAGTGTATTCGACCACATCACCATCTTCATTGGTCATAGTCATACGATATACATAAATATCGGACTGCGGAGCCTTATACTCAACCTTTTCATTTTGATAACCATATGTGCTATCATTATATCCTTCGTGAACCACAGGATGTGATTCACAACCATAGCTGAATACAGTAGTATCTCCATACTGCTTAATAAATTCCTTGTCATTCAGCTTCTTATTGTCACAGCTGGCCATGATAGGTACTCCAGTATGAGTGAATCCAATTACCTCATAGTAAATCTCTTCACCCTTCCACAGCTTTCCTTCAAAGAACTTTGAATGTGCTTCACGGAATTCATTGCTTCCATAATATCCACCTTCAAAATTCTCTAGAACAGTACGACGAGTGCCGGACACATATCCCCAGTTATAGATAGGTTTGCCATCGCGGCGCATAATTTTGTCCAACAGAGTTTTCTTATAGCCCTTCAGGACAGGCAGATAACCCGTTCTCTGTGAAGTTCCGTGCATCTTGAGTGTAATCTCGATCTCATCGCCAGGCTTAAAGGCCGCAAGATTGTATGCCAGCTGTTCTGTATCTGCGTGCTCTACGAATAGAGGTGCAACAGGAACCTTCTTCTTACGAGTCTTATTACCCTCAGAATAGTGACCTCTGCGATGCTGAGTGCGAGGGATATACTTGCAGCAAATTTCATGACCGTTGAAGTTATCAATTCTATCGCCTTCATTAAGAGCACCAACGTCTCCGAAAGACTCCAGTGACTTCAGAGGAAGGAATAGACCATCAGACTTTTCTCCACGAAGCTTAATAGCAGTCACGTTTCTCTTGTCTGGGTCCATATATCCCCCGATGTTATTGCCTTCTGCATCCTTCTTACGAAGCAGATTGTTAGCTTCAGCGAACTCTACTGAAAGCTGACCATCACTTGGAAAATAAATGCCGAGCTGATTGTCCTCGTATTCCATTGAGACGATTACAGCATTTCCAAAACATTCGCCGATCTGAAGGCGATCCGCATTGGGATGCTTATGTAGATTCTTCAGTCTTGTAATATAAGCGTAATACATATATTTCTCCTTTAAATATTAATTCTCTTTATTCTTTCCGCGCATAACTTCCAGCAACTCTTTCAGCTCTCTAAAGCTCAACGCACAGCAGCTGCCATAAATACACTTGCGTACACCTTTGCTGAGATATGAACGTTTACAGAAATCACACTTCTTCATTTGCCGTCTCCTTTTCTTTGTTCATAAGTTCGATCTCGTGTTTAATAGCATCGCCAATTGCAGCGTGTCCCCATGTAAGAGAGTCCGAAGTTTCCCAAGTAGCATCAACAAGTTTCATACGCTTCTTTGCTTTGGCCTGCTGATTTTTAGAAATCATTTCTGAAGGATCATTGGGTACATCGATAGGAATCAACTTGCTAAGCTTGACTTTTCTCCATCCGCCCTGGTTCTGGCGATACGTTGCTTCATCAAAGATGACCGCCATCATATTAACCATATCAATTTCATAAACTCGTACAGGGTTATTGGTTGCCTTTTCTTTCATCTCAAACATGATGTTTACCTCGAATCATTTTGTTGTGTATATATTATAGCACATCATTACTGATAGTCAATAGCAATTTACTTTTATTTACAATTCGTTTACAAATTAAAACAGGGAGCGAAAACTCCCCGTTTTAAGTACGTTAAAATTATTTAACATAATCCACACGACTGCGTAGTTTTCATCTTCTTAATATACTGTAAAGACACCCATCCGGCACCACTTTTTAATTTACCGAACCCATTCTTTTCTTCTACAATAGTATAAATTTGACCCTTTTTAACAGTAGTAACAATCTTGTAACTAGCTCCGGCACCAGCTCTAACATTCAAAACATCAGCAGTCACGCTTGCAGTATACGGAGTAAATTTAGATGAGGCATCAACCTTGCTAACGGCATCAGCGTCAACCCATCCATTCACGGTAGATCCACCGCCGCTAATATACTTCAAATTATATGGATGCCTACTTTTTCCTAGCTGATAAATCTTTTGAATCTGCGCTTTACCTGGCTTGCACTTAAATCCAAGAAGAGCATTTGCCGTTTTATAGTGTGTAGTACCATCAAACTCAACTGTGTCTCCAATCTTAAAAGGAGACGCCGACGTTGATGTAGATGATGATGCGGATGGATTATAATATTTATGTACGGTTTCAATAAACTTTGTCCAATGCGGCAATATATATATAGGACAATTTTTGCTTGCTCCAGAAACAATCTTGTCAGGAAGTCCCATAAAATAATTGTGTGTATACACATCAGCCTTTGGATTCAGCCCGTGCTTTTTGCAAAGGTAGGCAACCAGCAATGCAGTAGCGTCTTCAGCTTCTTTGCTATCACCAATGCATTCAATGGATATTGTATCTAAGTTCCCTCCGATCTCTGAGTATTTTGCTCCGTTATGTGCTTTTCTTCTTGAATTTCCGTCGGACGCATGCCATCCTCTTTCCGTTTTACCTGGCTCTGTATTTAACATCTGCCAAATATCATTATAACCAGATACAAAATAATGAACAATAGCACCGCTCATATTTAGATTAGGATATGTTGCTCTTGTATACTGCTCGGCCATTGTAGTTTGCGAACTAACCTTAATTGTGTTAGTATTGTGTACCGTAATTCCTCTTGGATTTCCCGATCCATTGTTTACTTTTGCATTAGGTTTTACAAGTCCTCCCTGTGGTACATAACTACATACATATTTGGTAGCTCTTGCTCCATCCGGAATAATTTTTTGTGAAATGGTAATTGTTTTGCCAGATATAGTTTCTTTAATTATTTTATCTGGTTTTAAGTAGGTTGACATTGTTTGAACACTCCCTTGTGTTGTATTTGTTATTGGCTTTTCGACAACAGACTCTTTGATATAAACCGCCAAAACTGTATCGACTGCGCGATTTTCTACACCTTTTGTGACAACGTCTCCCTTGTAAAGCATTCTTGTGCTGCCGCCACCATCTAAATTAATGGCAAACTTACATCCTAGACTGAGCATAAAATCTTGCATCTGATTAAATGCCATGCCGGGACTTTCTACACACACAACATAGATATTTTTATCATTATATCCAATCATTGTGCGACGTGCTTTATAATTTAACTCATTTGCGTAATCTGTTGATACCTTTTGGCCATGATCAATCAGATTTGGATATCCGGATATAAAACATCTCCAATTTTGCGCAGATAGATTTCCATATTGTATTTCATTATTTCCGGTGATACCCATACCCCATTGGTGCAAATTATTGTATGAAACAGTCTTGCCGTCGCAAATACAGTTAAAGATAGTTTCGCCAGTACTAAGCGCAAAGAACCCTGCATTTGTGACCAAGTCTGGCTTACGTGTCTGTCTGTTGTAAAAAGCCGACAGGGTTTCTTTTGGCTGTTTACAAAGGGCAAAATCAATCTTATCAATTTCACTCTTTGCAATTTCTGCTACATGTACATAAGAATAACCAGTTGGTGAATAAACTTTCATAATATTTCTTCCTTTGTTAATCATTTTGTGTTGTTATGCGTTCATATGCGTATCCATCTTCTGTGGTATAGCAGATCTTTTTTATGCCTACATCTTTAATAAGCTGCATGCATGATTTACAAGGTCTAGACATTGCAAGATCTCCATTTTTATGAACGCGGTGTGTGAAAATAACGGCGTTACTTAGGTCAATTTTTTCTCGTATCAGAGGCAAAAGAGCAGCAAGTTCAGCATGCTTTTTATGCTCTCCTTCGTCTGTAAATCTATACTTATTATACTTCTTTTGTAGCGGATGTGTCTTGCTGTCGCTATTATGACCGGAACTAATGATGCGGTGATTCATAACAACGACGGCGCCAACTTTATACTTATAGTGGTCGGACAGCTCAGAAATTGCTTTGGCTGCATTAAAATAAGCAAGATTTGTTTTAGACATGGTTTCTTCTTTCTAGTTTTTCTTTTATTATATACTAATCATTTTGTATTGTCAATTGACAAACTTTACGAAGATTTGTTGTGTACTGTACACCATTTTAAGCAATCTGCATAATTTGCGAAGCAAATATACTCGGCAACGCGCATATACTCTTCTTCTCTAGATATCATATATGTAATTGTCGCTTCATGTGAGTCTATTGCAACGCAGATTTCTAACACTTTATACGGTTTGCTCGGAATCCAGCCGTCATAGAAGTCGGCAAAATAGATGTCCTCTCCGATATTGTATTTTGATGTAATATTGATATTCATATTATCCCTCGATATTATAATAACTGAGCCATACATCGTTACGGCTGAAATCTTGTTTCCAGTTCCCGTCGGCATCTTTGGCCCATGCTGGTTTAGTTTCTGTGCGGTAGTTGATAATCATGCCGGAGGATACAGGGTTTTGCTCGTATGACTTTTTCTTAAGTTTAACGGAGATAGTCTGACCATCACAAAGCCTATATAGAGTAAGTTTTGGAGTATATTTGCAGTTCACATCAAGAATAATTGCCGTTGTATGCTTGGTAGGATCTATTAGATCGATATATCCTAGATATTCTTTTTGAGCATTGATTTGCGCGAGAATCGGCAGGTCTTCATTCGGAATCATATTACAAAGTTCTGATAACATGGCAGACATGCCTTCTGGCGTAAAGCGATATTGTTTTTCGGTTTCTGATTCGGCATACTTTGCAACAAGATCCAGAGGAACATCACACTTATCCTTCTTGATTATTTTCTTTCCGCAATATTTGTCATAGAGCTCTGCAATTTTAAGAAGCCTTAGACTTCCGCCGAATTCCGAGAAATAATTTAATCTTATAAGTATTTCGCGTTGTCTGGTATTTCCGGGAAACAAAGAAAGTAAATCAATAAAAGAATCAAACTGCTGTTCTCTCATGTGATAAAGGCTCTCGGATACATCGGCGTTCATATATTTTATACTGGACAACCCTTTATATATAGAGCTAGTTTCCATTTCCGTATTATAATCTGCACGAGAGTGACGGAATTTGATTGGTTTAAGAGCAATCTTAAAGTATGGCATTTCTGCAATTAATTTTGCCGTTCTGTCAAGATCATCGCTGTATAATGATAAAGCGACAGTAAAATATTCCAGTGGATAATGAGCCTTTAAGTAAGCACCGTACAAACTGTCAATGGCAACTGATAGCGAATGCGACGCATTAAAAGAATAATGAGCAGCATCTTCTACAACTTGCCACGTCTCATTGAACCCATCTTCTTTACCGACATTTTTGATCCATCCGGCGAGAAGTTGGTCTTTTAATTCTTTCAATTCATCCTCTTTAAACTTCTTTTTAGCAATCTTCTTAATAATGTCATATGTTCCCTTTTCTTCGATACCCAACCACACAAGGTACTTCATGATACTCTCCTGATAAATCAAATAATGGAAAGAATCTTCCAAGATATCATCAAGATCTTTAACGCCTGTTGTATATGGCAACCTATCGACAAAGTTATTCAACAGAGAAGCAAAACCAGGACGAATAGCCGCCACATACGCAGACAATTCTGCTAGATTTCTTGGCTTATATCTTTTCAGAATTTGTTTATCGAAGTCTGAGTCTGCCTGGTTGATAGTCGTTGTTAAACCACTGGCATAAACATCCCACACTTTATTATCACACTTTTTAATCAATGCGCTAATATTATCAATAGGAGATCCAATAAGTTTATATACATCGTTAATCAAGCGATAAACTGTAACCGTCAAATAGTCATTTTTTAGGAATTTATAAACATCGCAGTTATATCCATCAAGGCAACAGCAAGTAATATCTCCGACTTTAACAAGTCCAACCATTTCTGAAATTTTATCATTTGAAAGCAAAAATGAACACGGAGATGGAGCCACACTTTCTACGACTCCACGAAATACCTTGCTTCCATCGATTAAATCTTTCCACTTGCTATCATTCTCATATGCTTCCAGATTTTTTGCTATCTCATCATATTCAGAGATATGCATATCATGAGCCTTACACCAAAGTCTAAACGCCGAAGACTCCTGCAGTGGTTTATAAGCAATCATATAATAAATACCGTCTTCGCCTAGAAGATCTTTACTGGCTTGAATAACGGGATCAACGTCTGCCCAGTTCAAGTCAATATCTGGTAGGCTACGACTTGAAAGAATACGCTCTGCGGACATAAAACGAGTTGGATATAGAGTGATTGGCGCACTAATTCTATCAACTTCTGTCAGTCCAAGAAGCTTGTTAACATAAAATGAAACCGCGCTGCCTCTTCCGCTCTTTGTGAGTATTGCATCATATTCTTTTACTGCCCTATCCACAATGTAATGGTCAAGAATAAAATAATCTGCCATTCCGCAGTCTTCAATGATTTTATACTCATATTTGATCTGCTCAATATACTCTTTCCATCGTTCTTTTGGTACGTTATTGCGCTCTTTTGCCCAACCTTCATTGATAAGTTTTTTAAGAACCTTGTTACTATTACCGTCTGTAATCTTCGGAATCTTAAACTCTTTATCAATATGAACGCCTTCGGCATTATCGAAGACGAGCGTGTTCTGCAATGCCTCAGTCACTTCTTCTTCCGTAAGAACACCCTGTATTTTATATCTTCGATAAATCTCATCAGAATCTGGATAGTCTAGGCAGAAACCACTTTCTTCTTCATACACAATGCCCTTTGCTTTTAAGAATAGATCTCTGTATTTTGCATCTTCAGGATAAACGTAATGTGAGTCATTGGCATGGATGATAGGAATATTATATTTTCTATGAACTTCCATTATCTTTTTGTTATACTCTGCTTGATCGTGGTCTGCATGGGATTGCACCTCAAGATAGAAATTTGCTCCAAAATGTTCTTTTGCTGGCACTAAGAAATCTGAATACCAAGAATCTTCTCCAATCGCTATGGTCTTATAAATAGGTCTTTCTTCTTCGTGACCTTCAGTATCAATATAGCCTGGGCCACTGTCATATACTCGAACCTTTTCATAACCAATTATTTCTTTAGTTTTTTCGAAGCTTTTTGGCTTAAACATCCTTCCTGCAATACAAGCAGTAGTTACAACAACCTCGTCTCCTGGCAAGGAAAGCAAGAGATTAAGATCTATCCTCGGCTTATAATAGTAACCATCCGTATTTGCCACAGACATTATTCTATTAATTTCTCTGCGAGCATTTTCTGTCATTGCAATGAGGATTATATGGTACATTGCTCTGGATGATTTATCGTTAATATCATCAACGTAATATGCCTCTACACCATAAATACACTTTAATTCGTTATCTTGACATAGTGTATGGGCCTCAAATATATTGCCTTGATAACCGTGCTCGGTCGTAAAGTATGTGGTATGTCCAAGTTCTTTTGCTCTGTTAATATAATCGATTGGCTTTGATACGCAGTCCAGTGTTCTTAAATTAGAGTACATAGTATGTTTGTGATAGTTATTATATCTCATTCTGCCACCTCAATCATTCTGTTGTGTATACTCATCAATGGTAAGCTGCAAAAACTTGTTGCGTCCATAATACGGATTTGCAAGAACGCCTACGGCAGTAATTTCACCATTATTGTCCATTGTTTGCCAATCCATACAGTTCCATTTAACGATGATGACTCCAGTCGAATTGTCAATAATTTTAAGGTGCTTTTTACTTGAGAATGTACTTACCTCATAATCATTAGTTCGCACCAGTACCTTAACCGGATGGAATCCAGTTCCTGAAATTCTGTTGATGGCGTTAAGTTGTTTAATCAAATTCTCATTTATCTGATCCGGATTAAGTGCGATGTCGGCTTCTATGCTAATGGAAAACTCGATATTTTTGAGTTCTTCCTCTATAACTTCTTTGAACTGTTCGAACTTATCCTCATCTATAAACGCGCCCGCAGCATTGGGATGCCCTTGGCAAAGACATAGGCCGGTACCATTTGCAATATCAAGGAAGTTCTCAGTACCAACGCTTCGCATACTTCCGGCCCATTGCCCGTCTCTGAGTCTTAAAATAAACAAAGGTCTCTGATACATAGCAAGTAGCTTATTACCAATCAAACCTGTTACTTCTGCGTCAGTATCGTTATTCAGTACAAAGAACATACACTTTCTATCGAGTTGCTTATCTCCTTGTTCAAGTAAATCATCTAACATTGTAGCAACAGCTTCATTCTGTCTCTCTCTACAATCCTTAAGATCTTTAACAAGTTCATCTATCTCATCTTCATCGTCTGCCAGAAATACATTCATCGCCTTTTCGTTTTCGTGCATTCTCATGGCAGCATTTACTAAAGGACCAATACTGAAGCTCACTGACTGGCTATCAAACGTGTAATTGCCAACCATCTTCTGCACCATAGGATTTCTAAACTGCGCAAGTCCTCTGTATGCAATATACCTATTCTCTGGCACGGACATATCGCTCATATCAGCTATAATGCCAATTGCCGCATACACCCAAAGATCATCCGCGTAGTCTGTTAGGTTCGTTTCATCGGCATACAGTGCATACTTGAGACAAACTCCTGCGCCGGAAAGGTGCTCATTCGGATAATCTTTTGCCGACGTCACAAGTACAAAATCTAAATTTGCGTCAAATAGTCTCTGCTCAGGAAGGTGATGGTCGAACACAATAAGTCTTGTACCGGTATCAAGTATTCTTTTATAGACCTCTGGATCATTATTGAGAGAGTCTACAATAATCATTACATCTACATCTTCAAGCAACGATAGATTAAGATCCTCTGCGCCATGCTTTTTGCCGTCATTAATAATACACTCTACATCCGCACCGCATCTACGAAGATATTTAGTAATGATGGCATTTGAACAGCATCCATCTGCATCAACATCTGCCAGCACTAAGAATTTTTCTCCCATCGTAATGGCATCGTCGATAATCTGATACGCTTCATACAATCCTTTCATATCTTCACAAGGAACCATATCGTCTTCTGTTGGCTTAAGAAAACTACCAATATCATCTATATTTCTGCTATCCAATATAGCTTCAATTATTTCAAAATCATCTTCCATCTCTCTGCCATCAATCTTGGCAGTAAGTTGTTTAATCAAATTCACCACACTCCAGCTCTTTAATTATCTTGTCTAATGCATCTCGTCGTTTCTTCAGCAAATTAACATCGACCGGAGTAAACATACCCCAATTTCCATGTGGCCCACACCGCCAGTTTTCTTCGCAACCTTCGGAAGAAATCGATGCAGATCCGAAGTAATAATAATCTTCAACAGACTCCCATCCATCTGTCCCTCTGGGGTTACCAGTATAATGTGCACATTTGTGTCTTCTTTCACACCGATTACTACAACAAGCCATTATTTGTTACTCTCCGTATGCGTGCTATACTTATTCCACACCGAACTAATATTCGTCGCCGTAGACTGAGAACCTCCATCACTATTCAAATACGTCACGTCGCCAACGCCAACCTGTGTTCCTCCATACGTAATTTGAGACCCAGATCCTCTACAAGGACAAAAACTAGTCCAAGGTGCCAATCCTCGTCCACACACAGGACAAATCCAACCCGTAGACTTACCAAAACCTTCTGGCATAGGCATATCGCAATTTGAAGGCCTAAGCACTAAATCATTGACTGCGAATCCACAACGAGGACAATTTTCATTTCCGCCGGTTGTGCTTACCATTTCTCTTCCACATTTTAAGCATTGCATAATTAATCCCACCACCATTGAATATATTTTCCTATGTAGCTATAAATTTCTTCGTATAATTCTTGTTCTCTGTTTCGTATAGTCGAATACTTTTTAGCGCCATCATCATTTACCGTCACAGAACCATCTTCATTAATAATCAGATTGTTTCCATAATTATCCCACAAGCTATCTAATTCTTCGTGCAAGTCGAGTACATGCTTCAGCTGTGCAAGTATTTCATTTAATGACTCCTCGGTTTGGCACACGTTGTTGCCATCAGAAAAGTACTCGTACATATGTTTAATCTTCGTTCGCACAAATTCATCGAGCCAACACCAGTCAAAGTCCCGATCCTGCTTCGCAAGTCTTATCAACTCCCTACGATGTCTGCGATACATCTTGCGGTATGCACGCATTTCTTTGGATGGAAATAATCTTCTAAATAACTTCTTCATAATAACCTCTTGTTTTAATCGTCACATTTTTCTTCATAATCTTTGGTGTATACAAGCTCGGCCATAACTTCCATGTCTCCACAAATAACCATTTGAAGAACCGTAATATCCTTATCTGGATCATTTACATTATAAGAGTCATAATAGCGCCCATTATCTTTATATTCTCTTTTGGTTGCATGATGTCCACCCTCTGTAAGTAATGCATTAGCTCTTTGGCTATTTAAATGAAAACGCTCAAACCAACTCTTAGGATGGTTCTTAAGGATCGCACCGGTAACAGCATTGATCTTAAAGTTGTTGGTAGTATTTCCTGCGTGATAATAAGATGTGTTAAACATTTCTACACCTCACCCAAAAGCATAATTGCCAAAACAGTCCTGCATATCTGCACCGTCAATTTCATAGAACCCCTGCTTCTCATCATCCCATTTAAAGTAGATTGTTTCTTCTGCAAGAGGATATAAGCCCATAGGAATCTTTTCTACGACAGCATAATTATATAATCTTTCATGCAAGTCAGTATTGTTATTATGCAAGTCTTCTATTGCCCATTCTTTATGTGGATAATAACCGAAGGTACGGGCAGCTCCTATGTCTGGAACGCCTTTTGTCTGTTCATATCTTGTAAAACAAGTAATAAAATACATAATTAGTACCTCTTAAAATTATTTTTATCATCTCAAATACAAAGAGTGATATTTATCTGTTAATTCAACTATAACATCATCTTTTGGAGCATGAACAAGTATACGATTATCTGATAATATTTCTCCTTCCCACCAACCGTTTGCTACAGAGAATTTTGTTCCAACTGGCAACTTTCGTAAATCTGTTAGCGTACCACCGTATTTCGGGTCAGAGTTCCCATAATAATCTTTATATTCTTCACACCAAAGTTTATTATTGTTTCCCATATATAGCCTCTTAAAAGTTTGTTTTTATAGGTTGTCAATACTATCTCCGCTATCCATGTTTAGCCATTCAACCCATTCCATAGTGTCATTAGGATACTTATCTGTATTTTTCTTAATGTCATTCAACAAATAAGCCATTCTAAGTTTGTCAAGACTACGAATAACTTGTGCCTTATTATCAGTTCTTCCGTATTCGTCCTTCATAACTACCTCTTAAAATTTATGTTTATCCTATCTTACATAATCTATTACCGTTCTTCTCTTAACGGACACCAACTAGGTTTTGTATACTCCCAATTATTTTTATCCTTGTTAAACTCCATTGGACATACGGGATTTAATCCATTCTTAAATACAACGCCACATACCCTTGCTGCATCATACGAACCACCTGCGAGATAACTATATTTGCACTTGTTGCATTTTGTAGGTAGTACCTTTAACTTAGTTTCAATTATAATCATGATTATTACCTCTGTTTTGAAAATGATCGTATTTATAATTAGTCCTCAATCTGTTTCCAATCACAATATTCTTCTGATACCTCTACGTATTCCCTGGGAAATCTACCTCTACCGTATTTATATTTTTGCTCGGTTTTCTTGATCGCCTCTTCTATAGAATTAGCCTTCACCGGCTCGATCCATGAGCAGGCTATACTAACCATATACGTTTCTTGTTTCATATTTCATCCTCATCTTTTGTTAAATTTTCTATTGGCTCTATTTCATTGCTCAATATATACTCAAACTCTTCCTTAGTGTCATCACACGGCGCTGACTTCTCGTTGAGCGTAATATTATTTTCCCAGTTCCAGTATCTTATTTTCAGCTGTCTCATCGTGCAAAATGTTCTGAGCAGATCTGCATTTCTCTTTGTATTATCCAATGGTAAATCCCTATCTAGCATAAAAGTTACACTTTTTGGATTCAATGACATCAACAGCTTGGCTTGTGTTGTACTCAATGAATTGCTGCCAAGTGCCACAACATTGTTATACCCCCAGGAATCCAACTTTAGTACAGATTTCTCGGACTCTGCCACGAAAACATCGCTTTCATATAATGAACTATAATTTTCTGAATAGCCGAAAAGAGTCTGCGACATTGGGCCGTTAATTATATAAAGGTACTTTGGTTCAAATTCTTCCGGGTCACCATTTAGTCTGCCTTTGATTGCCATAATTTCTCCGGTGGATGTTCTGATAGGCATAGTAATTCTTTGGCTCAAAACATCGTATCCTATGCTCCATTTTCGCTGAGTACTTAACGAAATTCCATCTTTAAGCCAAAGCCAGTTTGGAGTGCTTCCATATTGTTTTAATATTTCTTCCGGATAAGTAGTTACGGCAATTTCACCGTTAGAACGACCGATGTTGTTATATATACCTCCAAACAATCCCTTTTTACGTTTATAGTTATATATGGAATCAAGATGTAATTCCTTCTTGATAACATTCATTACATCTTTAAAAGGAATATTCTTACTTTTTATGATGTAGTTTATGAGGTCTAAAGAGTAGTTCCTCTCATAGTCCTTCACAAGCAAATTCTCGTTGTTTTGCAGCCGGATTACCACGGCAGTTGGATTCATGCCGTGCTCAAAAGCGCACCTGATTTCCCTCATACCAATTCTGATTTTGCTAAAATGAAAGGCATCAAGGATGTGTATAATGGACTCTGGTTGCTCCAGGAGCTTTGCTTTTACTTCTTCAAACACATCTTTGACACCTCCAATCATTTTGTATCGTAATAATAATAGTACTGTTTTTCTAATTTGTCAAGACAACAAGACGATAATTTACAAGTTATTTACAATTACTGTATATACCCGTGTTTGAAACGCGCCTTGGCCGCATCCGACCAAAGTCCCCACGCTCCCTGGAACGAGAAAATATACCCAATTCCGGTATCTGAACTCACTGCTCCGGACGAACGGCTCTTTTCAATAAATACCGCCCTATACACCATATCATCTTTCGGCTGCCATGCAACATTCTCCCATTGGTTTGTACTCTTATTTAAGACCGTTTTGAATGGATTGCAATAGAATTTGCTCGAAGGATCAAACTCTTCTTGATACATGGAGCGACACAGAATCATTAGATCACATACCTCTTTAATCTGCTTACTCATTGACAATACAGAGCTGTCGAGGAACAATTTGCCAAGCGTATTGATTGCCAGCTGCAAAGTACAAATAACCTGAGTTCCTGGATATTTACGAGACAATGTCTCAAATCTACGACTATCTTGAATCAAAGAGAGCCAGCTGTTATCATTATTGGTTGACAAGTCTATCTTAAATGTGTCATATACACATGTATTTACGCCTCTATTGAGAATATACAAACGCATCTTTTTAATTGCCAACCCAACATCGCTATCAGGAATGCTTATAAAATAAAGATTGCCCTTGTATCTTTCTCTCCAATACTTTTGCGCCTTGGTGATATATTCTCTGTCCTCATCACTAATATTTCCATTTATCAGCTTGGTTTTAGTCAAGTTGTAATAATTAAAATGTTTGGTCAATATTAACAACAGGAAACCAATCTTAAATGCCTTAGATCTCTGCTCGTTAGAAATGATCATACACTTACGACCTTCGTGCATCATAGACATAAGAACGCTCAAAATTAGCGTTGTCTTACCCACGTTGGAATATCCACCGATAATAGTCATTCCATCCGGTATGCCATTGACTTGTTTTGAGAAGTATTTTAGTGCTTCTACTGGATTACCAAGATAATCATCATCAAAATATTCAAATGGAGTACCTGCTTCTTCTCCGTTTTCCAGTGACTCAATGAACTCATCTGTAATATCCAATTCTTCTTCTTCAAGAACTCGACTTGAATATCCTGTGCCGAAACTTTCAAGTTTTGATGTATACCAATCCGTCACTTGTTCACTTGACATTTTCGCAAAGAGTTTGAGAGGGTTAATAGTTTTCCCCTCGTATTTAATAGGTTCAAGCAGATTAAATCCAAACTTATGCATGTCAATAATCATATTTGATTTTAAGAGATTATCGAGGTAGCTTTCATAGTTTTGATTATTCACACAGTCTGCCATGTTCTTGATTGCCTTAAAACCACCGCTGGCCTCAAGTTTATCTCTTACGTCTTCAGATACATAAGTCAACACAGACACTTCGTCGAATACCGTGCACTTTTTCTCACGAAGTGTTTGAAGAATGCTATAAATTAATCTTGCGTCTTTGGTTAAAAACTTGGAACTGTCTATATTCGTGTCCTCAACCAGTAGCATGTCATTAACCATACTTCCGATGACATTCGCCTCAATGTTTATGCGCCCTTCAAGCAATTCCTTTGGAATTTTATCAGTAACTCCACTGATATATACGTCGCTCATTCGCAGTCCTCCTCAATATCTAGCAGAGCAGCTCTTGCTTTTGGTTTATATTTAGTTTCATACTGTTCTTCAACTACAACCTTCTGCTTCTCAACGACCTCAGCCTTCGGCTTAAAGTCTCTCAAAGTATTCTTCAAAATTGCTGAAAAATACATAATTCTTTGATACTCATTTTCATATGGCCTATCGCATATTTGCTGCAAAGAAGATTCGTTTTCCCTTAAGTACTTATATATAATTTCATTGGATTTTAGCTTATTCCAAAGCACCCACTCGGCGAAAAACTTTGTGTTCTGGATTTCATATCCAAACATATCACAGATCAAATAATACACTCGGTTTTTATCCTGAGCAGCCTTTTTCTTGCGCGCTTCTTCTGCTTCAAATTCAGAGACAGAACAATAATACTTCTGTATCTCTTTCCCAGTCTTGGCGCTTACTGTGACAACTCTATATGCAGTTTTTGTGTCAAGCACAGTACCACATATTTTGCATTTTGCTTTCGCCATATCCATTCCCTCCCGATGCTAAAAGTAGGCGGCAGTGGACCATCCACCACCGCCTGGTGTTTTATTAGATTTCTTTATTTAAACCAAGGATTGTCTCAATAGCCTTTACATCACTATTCTTCATCTCTGCAGAAAGCTTCTTTCCGTAATCAACAAGATGTTTCTTTACTTCTGCCTTAGTATCATCATCTGCTGACTTGAATGCAGAGCGGATTGCAGCAAGACGAGTGTCAGATAGGGTAATTACTGCGTCCTCTTCAATCTCCACTTCTTCCTCTTCCTCAAAGATATCTACATCTTCCTCTTCATCGAAAGGAGCATCGTCTTCTACTGCGTCAGTATCATCAAAAGCTACCTTAAGCTGCTCCAGAATCTCGTCATCGTCGGTGTCTTCTACTGGCGCTGGAGCGGGCTCTGGCTTTTTAGTAGATTTCTTGGCGGTTTTCTTTTCTGGTGCAGAAGATCCATTCTTTCTTTCTGCCTCAATTGCGTCTTTGATTGCCTGAATAAATTCGTCTGGATCGAGATTGATTTCGTCTGTTATGTGTTTAAATCTGCTCTTTGCATCGGCCACCAGCGCATCATCTCTGAACTTAATTTTTCTAGTTTCATCAATGACCGCCTTACGTTCCTTCTTCTTCTTAGTCATAGGATTTGCATCTCCTACTTCCTGCTTCTCAATACTTCTATCAAAATATCCAAAACCTACGACGTGGCTAGAGTTTTTGATGCTGTTGAAGTATTTCATAGGCATGTTTGCGGTCAAAGAAGTGTAGTTCGCTCCGGTAAACAGGTCAGACTGATCCTTTTCCTTGACGTGAGACGTCCAATAAGTCTTTACTCCAACCTTTTCAAGCTTCGTAATTTCCTTCTTTACCGTATCAATAACACGATCCATGCCTTTGCCGAAACCGCCTTCTACACTGTTAATGGAGGTAGACTTGGTAAAATCCTTCTTACCAATATTTTCGCGGTTCCATGCATCGATTGTAAATTCTTCCGCAATTTCAAAGGCGGCGTCAAGAGTATCCAAAACTACAACTTTAAGATCTGGATAATCTGAATCCTTATTCTTTACGATATCATCCACAACTTCTCTCATCTTCTTCCAAGTAGGAACTGGTTCGGCCATGACGCCTTCAATGGCAGATACACCGTCTTCCGTTCCCATATCTAGAATAATATATCCTTCTGGACCAAATTCCTTTTCGCATACCTGATACATGAGCGTGGTTTTTCCGAAACCGCTAGGGGCCATAACACCAACCATGTAATCATTAATATTCGTACTTACGCTTACTCTTTTTCCAAACTTACCCATTATAATTATCTCCTTTTAATCATTTTGTACTCTTTAAATATCGTCGTCTTCGTCTTCATCGAACAAATCCACGTCTTCGTCTTCATCTTTCTGTTCGGCACTTACTACAGGGAGCTTCTTCAAGTCATCCTCGGTATAAATCGTTGGTTCGCTACCCTTTGTGCTGGTTCTAGAAAGGGACTGAACTCTATACTCAGTTACTCTCTGACCAAACATAGTGCCGCCAACTGCCTTAATAGCATCCTCAAGAGTAATCAGATCGCAGTCTATATTCTCGCGAGTCTCTTCATCAAGGTCATCATACGTAATTGCCTGTTCCTCAGCACCGTCAATCATTTGACATACAAGGCCAATTTTGCGTACAGCTGCCTCATCATCAAATGTAGTAAACTTCTTCTTAAATGCTTTAGCTTTCTTTTCCGCCTTTTCATCACCGTTTCCGTTGATAACCAAAGTAATAGGAACAAATCTGTTTTCCTTTACAGAACTGAAATAGGCGTCCGTATAGCAGTTAACAAAATACTTCTTATTCTCTTCATAAGAGCCATCGTCGATAGCATCTTCCGTATAGAAAGCATTCAGAGTCATTTCTGCCTTACATGGAGTTTCAGGATCTACCTTATACATTTTATTAACAGTCAGAGTTCTATAGAATGTGTTCTTGCTTTCGCTATACTGGAATTCCATTGTTCCAAGAATCTTAAACTTGGCGTCAGCATATTTACCACTATTTACAACCTTCTGCACAAGCTCGGCATACTCGGTAGTCTCAAGGAACTGGTGATTCTTCTTGTTCGACTCCTCTTTTTTGCCTTCATCCTCAAGAGCCTTATGCTCGTCACGCGTAAGCAGATTACAAGTATAAATCTTAAATCCAGCTACATTATTGATAATGTCAGGATTTCTTCTATCTGCCCATGCTACTTCAAGTTTCTCCGGCTTCTTACCCTCAGACGCTCTGGAGTATGTAAGAATCTTATTCTTCTTGTCATCCTTCCACTTGCCGCCTCCTATCTCGCACATAAATCTGTTAGTACCGCTGACTACATTGAAACGATATCTGGTATTTTGCCAGCCGCTGTTAAAATCCTTGATCTCGAACGCCTTAAAATTATCGCTGTCCTTAACAGATTTCAGCGTTCCGATAATTTCAAAAGTTACCATGTTGCTTTCTCCTTATTAATCATTTTGTATTGTAATTATAATATCTTTCGTCGAGCGTGATGTCTCCAGCATAATAGACGTCTTCCGGATCATCTCCTACCCATATGTGTTTTGTCACACCTCTGCACCGAGGACATTTAATTTGAACATATAACTCTTCTATATCAAATGCCATCTTTTCTAGATGGACACTACCACATTCCTGACATTGCACATACCCTTGTTTCATGACATTAAAGTTCCCTCCTTCCGCCACAATCATTCTGTTTCCTATTTGTGATTATTATAGCAGATAGGAGGGTGTTTGTCAAGATATGAATATATTTATTTACAATTTATTTACAATTAATGTAATTGTTAGTGTGCCATCTGACACCGTATACATTCCACCACCAGTTTCCATACTCGCAATGCGATGCTTGGACACAAAAATCTCCTGTCCCTTCAGGATCAATCCAAGTCTGTCATCATTGATTATATGCAGCGCATCGCAGCTGTGCATCTGGCGTCCGAATAGCGAATGTTTGAGTAATACTTTAGCTTTTAAATTTTCTAGTTTGTCCCATTTTTCAAAAAATTCCATCGTCTGTTGTTCCCTTCTGTCGGTAGTAAATTATAAGTTCAAGTTTAATTATACATCGAATGTATGTTCTCTTCAACCCGCACTTTATGCCAATTTTGTGTAAATTTGTATCACAATCATTTTGTATCGTTAACGTAATGAGTTAGAGGAATTTCTTCCTCTTTATTATATAAAATATGTCTCAAATCTTTCAATTAAAATTTGAGAATACAAACTAGTGTACAAATCAAATTGCTTCGCAAGTTTTGCGGCTTCTTGGGTTTTAACATACTCTCTAAAACCAAGTCCGGTTTCATTGACGCCTTGTTTCAGCATATGCAAAAGTCCGCTTGCCTGAAGATTACCACTTGTTAACTGTATACCAAATTCCTTTGACATCAGCAAAAGTCTACGTTGGATAAATCTAAAGCGCCTCTCCAAATCTTGCTCGTCATTTGGATCATCGCTTGCACTTAATGCATTACATCGTTGTTTGAACAGGCCGTGACTTATAACTATGCTTATTCTCATCGTTTCACCAAAACTAATCAGTTCATCTTCATTGCATGCTCTTTTAATCAAATCATAAGTATCATCGTCGATTGATATGACCTTCCCAGTTTTGAAGTATAACAATCCTTCTTTTCTATCCGTTTGTGTCAAATCAAAGAATGTTAATTCTTTTAACCAATGTCCGCCGACGCCAAGGAATAATAATTCAAGTATCGCTTTATCTGTGTCGTTTAACAGCTCGTTTTGAATATCAGTAAGTTGATCCCTGCTGAGGATCATTCCTTCCTTCTTCTCGACGTTCACACATTCTTGAATTAAATCCTTGTTGATGTCGTCATATATGTTTTTAATATCCTTCTTCTGGTTGTATAAAATCCACCTAGCGGCGTGTTTTAGTATTAAATTTATATTTTGTAAAGAACGTACTGATATGGCGTCAACTGATTTGTACATTGCTGCCACTTCGTCTTCTGTAAATTCATAAAATGCCTTGCTAAATTTCTTTTCATATTCTAGTGCTCTGTTCAGCGCCGCACGGACGCTCGCTATTGCTACTACACGGCTTCTTTGATAGTCTTTTATAAACTCTTCTATCTGCCTCGATTCTGTTGACAAATTTTCCACTCTCCTTGTGGGTTATATTCCTTTAATAGTATACACCACAAAATGATGTATTTCAATCACTTTGTGGCATATTTTATTACTTAAAACATGTTATCCAAAGCATCAGTTGCTTTTTGTTTATTCTCTTCAAGCACAGCTGCATATCTCTGAGTTGTAGTCACCGACTGATGCCCAAGAATATTGGCTATGGTCTGAATATCCACACCGGACTTCGCCATATTAGTGGCCGCCGAAGATCTCATCTTATGAGGAGTAATATGTTTTCCATTGATTCCGTCCGCATACTTTTTCATGAACTTACGCACACCTTCTACTGTTAGTCTTTGTCTCCATTGAGATATAAACAGCGCATTCGTATCCACCTCTCCAAAATATGTAGCTCTGTCTAATAACCACGCTGATAATATATTCCTAGTATTGGTGCCAAAGCTTAAATACCTCTCTTTGTTTCCTTTTTCAATGACGTGAATTGTATTATTTTTGAAATCGATATCCTCAATGTTAATTTGTGTCAACGCTCCTACGCGCATTCCGGTTCCTATGCCGAGCGCTATAATTGCTAGATCTCTGTTGACGAATTGCGGTTTTGATTCTTCTTTTATTCTTTCAAGTATAGAATCTATTTCGCTTTCGTCCAAATATACAACAGGCTTCTCTTTTCGATTCTTTGGTCTTCTGGTTTTTGTCATAGGGTTTACATCCAGATAATCATCCATGACTAAAAAGTTGAAAAACGTATTCAAAGCACTCCACCTCGTTGCCTGAATGCTGTCGCTGTTCTTAACCTCTTTGCCACCATCAAATCTTCTACGCAGCGACACGATATATTCTCTAATGTCCGACACGGCAACATCTTTATAGAACTCGTTCTTATCTCCGTCTTTGAAAACAGCATCCATAAAATCACTTACATACTCGATGTAATGTTTAATTGTCGCATATGACTTCTGATCTGCTTCCATATAGTTATAAAATTCAGAAAATATTGCTGGTAATGTACCGATCTTTTCTTCAATTTTATTCTTTAATTTGTTTTCCTGTTCAATTCTTCCACTCATTATTTTTTACCCCCATTCAAAAATCCGTTTTTCCACAAAAAGAATACCACTGTCGCGAAAACCCAAATTGCAAACCTGTCTTTAAAGATTATTCCAACTAACATGATAACAATATACCATACCCATCCCACAAAAAGCTCGCCTTCTGGAGGACATGGACCACCACGTACATACACTTTTTGCGGCTCTTCATAATAAACTGGCTCTATGATTTCAATAATGATATTATCCAAAGGCCACACTTTAGATAACTCACAACCACAACCGTCCGTCAAACGAATATAAAAAACATGGCGACCAATCCATTCTATCTTGCCTTCCAAAACACGTTCCCATTTTGCCGTACTTCTTTTAAATTTCAATCTGGTTCCAACATCGTAGCATTTTCCCTGAAATCTAATAAAATATTCAACAGGCATTATGCGTCCTCCCGTTCTTTCTCTTCATCTTTTTCAATTCTCTTTGTCTCCAAAATTCATGCTCATATTTTTCTAAAGCATTGCACTGTTTTTTGAGGCATTCTTTCTGTTTGAGCTGAGTAGATGTAACATAACAACGATGCTTCCAGCAGAATCCGACGCATCTACGTTCACTAATTTCCGTATTATACAATCCATGAAGCATCTTATTCACCTACTTTTTTCACGCATTCAAGTTCCGCCTGATGTACCCAATAGTTGCCGACAACCTCATCAGATACGTCCCAGATGTCCCATGCCGAATTATCTGCTACATAAGTAATATGTCCTTTCCCACAATGAGCAATCGCATGTCCATCAAATATCTGCACAAATTCACTAAATCTCATCTTTGTACCATCTTTATGTACAGGCTGCTTCTGTTTTACATACCCAAGTTCCTTCAAATATACACCATAACATTCCGGCGTATTCAACATGTATCCAACCTTGATACAACACTCGGTCAGTTCTCGAAGAGTCTTTTCCCACGAATCTCCTGTAGACGAACAGATTGCTCTGATGACGCAGTCATCCGTAAGTTTACGGTGGGGATTGCAATTGTAGTAGTGATAAACGTCCTTGGCAATCAAATTTTTCTTACCCATAATAAATCTCCTCGCTTCTGTATATAATATACTAAATTTTCTGTACTTTGTCAATCATTCTGACGTGTAATTTACAATTAATTAACAAATTGCTTTTTAACCCTCCACAACG